ACGCTATACCGCTTTACTTCTACCGGGGTGTAAAGTTCATTCGAGACGGTCTGCAAATAACCATTGAAGCGGTATAATTTATCAGGGGTTTTCACTTTATAGTAAAGCATTTTTCAAACCTCCATTCGATCAATTAAAGGTGAAACGGGTTGATGTGGTTGTTTTGGTGAATTGTTCTGCAAGACTGGGGAATGCTTTCTTGAAAGCGGTTGTATCAATGCGCGTGGTTGTTACAGGTTTATAGGTTGCTTTGTGTTCGTTCCCTGAAAGGGTATCAAGGCCGTTTTCCTGCATATAGTTCTTGATTGTATCTTTCAGGCCGTCAATAATGGCGGTTGTTTCTTCCTGTATCCGGGTATATTCTGCAAGCTCTTTCATGACTTCATTGATATTCATTTATTATACTTCCTTTCAAGTGCAATCGTGTTTAATGTAGACAGCTCTTTCAAAGTTGCGATTGACAGAATTAAAGTGTTATCATGCGTGTTAATGCTATTAAGCTCTTGTTTTGCATTCTCTGAAAGCTCTTTTTTGTACAGCTTGTAAATTGCGTCAATCAAAGTACCATATACATCAGCAGAACAGGAATAACCGTAACCGTGCGATTGTCTACCCTGCCAAACAGAACCAGAGAACAAACACTCCATTTCAAGGATTCTTCCGAATCGCGGTTTATCTATGGAGGTTACAAGGAAATACGGTTGCAAGAAATTAAATTCGGCCGGTTCATCAATCTTGATGAAAAAATACTGGGGTTTTCCGTTGCGGTAAATCGTGGTGAATTCCATAGTTCATTCTCCTTTCAAATCAGTTCCAAACGCTCTTGAATCTCGATCAAAGAACCCTGCAAATAATCCGCTATGCGTTGATATTCGCGTAATTCGGGATTGTCTTTGATGATGGTATCAAAGAAGTCTGTTATCACGTCCATTTGTTCACATACTACCTTCATTCTAATTTTGAGCGTTTTAACGTCCTTCTTAGAATGGTTTACAATGGCGGTAACGCTGTCAAGCGTGTGCGCGTCTGGGCGTTCGGGTTTGGTGTAATGGGTTCCATTCTTTCGGGCTTCTGCTTGCAGGTGGGAACACAAGCTGGCGTATTGGGCGCGTTCTTTCTTAGTCATGGTGGTTTACCGTCCTTTCATGTGAGATTTTTCTCATCTGTCTGTATTATATGAGATATATCTCACTTTGTCAAGAGGTTTTCTAAAGAAATATGAGTTTTTTCTCACATTATTTTAGTGTCCTGTTTTTCAAAAGTTTTCGCACACTGGCGCGGCCTGAATGCGATCATATCCCGCCAACGTTGACAGGGTGTACCCCTGGGGGAATACGCCACCCGCCACCCGCCGCAGGGAGTGCCGTAAATATCCCGGAAAAATAAAAAGGTGAGAAAAATCTCTTGACAGGAGATATATCTCATGATACAATACTCGTGGAGGTGATCGTTTTGAAAGCGACCGAGGTTATGAAACTCATCCGAGAAAAACACGACATCAAAATCACTACTATTGCAAGTCGAATGGGAAAATTGACAGGGGTGAAAGACGATGACAAGAAAATAATCAACACCTTTGTTAAAAGGTTTACCCAAGACAACATTAGTGTAGGATTGCTCAACGAAATGCTACGCGCAATGGATTACAAGGTCGTAGTAATGCCTGTTTCGCATAAGACTCCCGAAGATGGATACGAAATTGATTGAGAAAGGCGGTTTCACTATGAGAAAGATTCTTACGTTCCTTCTTATGTTTCTGACGATTTCTTCTGTTGCTTGTGCCGAGGAAATTACATTCAGGGGTATTCCTTGGGGTTCGAGTATGAGCGAAATTGAAGAATCTTTTGATTCGGATATGTTCTATACTCATGATGAAGCAACAGTCCGTAGATGGGAAAACATCACGGAACAGGTTGATTGGGAACACTTATATGATTACCCTGACGGATGGGAATGCCTATATATGGGTTTTGGCGAATATGCCATGAAAGTCGCTGGTTACGATGTTATAATGAGCGTTGCTTGTAGGTACGGTATTGGAGAGAACGATGAAATCCTAAAAGACAAGTCAGATAGCGTTCTATGTTCCGCTTCCTATACGTTTGATGTGATTGACTATGTTGCCGCTTATGATGATTTGAAAGCGAAGCTGACTTCTCTTTACGGAGATGGAATTGAAACAACTGACACCGATGAAGGGTATCATTGGGGTATGAACACAAGCGGTGAATATCATACTACTGTTAAAGTAACCACATGGGTCGGTGAGAACGACACCGAAGCGAAACTGTATTGCTCCGTTGATGACGTAGATGACCCGCTCTTACAAAACGATCTTCTTGTTTTGTATTACGGTAAAACAAGTGAGGATGAAAACATAGCACGTTTGCAAAACCTTCTTCATCTCGAAGCATTAAGCAACGAACAGGAAGGTCGAAATGACGATATGAGCGGCCTGTGAGGTGATTTCATGGCGAAAATCACATTAGCCAAACCAAAGCTCTCCTCAGACGAGCTTGACCGGATGTTGGGTAGTGACACTACTGATGCGGGAAACGAGAATGTTAGTGCTACTAACATTTTAGATGAAACGAGCCGTAGTGACACTACGACAGATGTTAGTGCTACTAACAATCCATCCGATGAAGGTGTTAGTGCTACTAACACGGATGCTTTTTCACCCGTTAGTGCTACTAACAGTTTGGATAATGAGGATGTTAGTGCTACTAACAATTCGCGTGGTCAATATATCAACCAATACAAGAAAGACCACTACGATGTTCTGCGAATCAGTTTACCAAAGGGTGTTAAAGCTGTTTTACAGCAGGAAGCCAAGGAACGAAATGTTAGTGTCACTAACATGATTCTTCAATCTCTTACACAGTACCTTGGTAAAGATGTTAGTAGCACTAACGGCGAATAACCGAAAATAGGGAACATCGGGAAGTTTTCTAAAGGATAATGTGTAAGAGGTAAAGAGGAACTTCGTAATAATACGAAGAAGTACAATAATTATCTTCCCGAATTTCCCAAAGGAGGTGTGGTTGGGTTGATCTACGGCTATGCACGAGTCAGCACCAAAGGGCAGGACAGGTACGGAAACAGCCTTGAAGCCCAAGAAAAGCTCCTGCGAGAAGCAGGTGCAGAGAAGATTATGTGTGAGAGTTTCACAGGTACGAAGAAAAGCCGCCCTCAGCTGGACGAACTCATGGAGTTGGTGTGTGCAGGAGACACGGTGGTGATGACAAAGCTCGACCGTATGGCTCGAAGCACCCGCGATGGCCTTGACATTATTGATGAGTTTTTGGCGAAGGGCGTTGAAATCAATATCCTGAACATGGGGAAATTCGATGACAGCCCTTCTGGGAAGCTGATGCGGACGATCTTCCTCGCCTTTGCGGAGTTCGAGCGTGATATGATTGTTGCTCGCACGAGCGAGGGTAAGGCAATCTGCCGTGAACATGACCCCGATTGGAAGGAAGGTCGTAAGGCCAAGGAGATTCCTGAGTTTGAAAAATTCCTGAAAATGCAAAAAGACGGTCGGATGACCGTCTCGGAGTGTTGTGAGGAGTTGGGTATCAGCCGAAGCACTTGGTACGAACGAGTAAGGAGGTGTGCTGTATGATAGCCATGGAAGCTGTCAAGGAGATCATGAAACGCAAGGAAGTGAGACCTTCTACGATTTCCGAAGCTCTTGGTATCAAGAGCAACGTCCTGAGTGAGCGTTTCAAGCAGAAAAATGTTAGCGTGAGTAAGTTGAACGAAATGGTCAGGTTGATGGATTACAGAGTAGTTCTCGTTCCGTCTGACAAGCCGCTCGATAATGATTGTATCGAGGTGGAATGAATGTTTCTGCTATGTATTTTAATTCTTCCAATAGTTGTGCTATACTATTTGATGAAGATGACAAAGTAATTTGATGGTGCATGATTGCAAAGACGCGATCATGCACTATTTTTGTTTTGGAGGTCAGAAATGCTTGATTTAATTGAGAAAATTGCGGAAAATCTGCAAAAAGACCCTTTGAATTATCGGATTTACAAGGATTTGTACTCGGTTGCAAAGGAAGCCTTGAAGACCGATAAGAAATTGGGTATCGAATGGCAGAAGTGGATTTCAGAGCGGTTGAACGAACTTATCCCTTCTCTTGCGAAGACTGATTTGCCGCTTGCGAGGAACTTCTTCTCCCTTCACAAGCAGGTTCTTCATGCCGCCGCGCCGTATGATTTTGATTCTTATTTATTGTACGTTGAGTGGAATCGTGAACCGAGCAAGAAGTTCTATGCTCCCCGCCGAAAGATACTGAAAGAGGTGGTGGATGAGCTTCAAGCTCTTGCGGATGACGTGCTTGACCTTTTGGCGATCAGTCTTCCTCCGGGCGTAGGTAAGACCACGTTGGCAATTTTCTTCCTGACGTGGCTCGCGGGTAAGATTCCCGACAAGCCCATGCTGACGGGTAGCCATAGCAATTCCTTCGTTCGCGGCGTATATGATGAATGTCTGCGCATTTTCGATAAGAACGGTGAATACCTGTGGCATGACGTTTTCCCGTATGTGGATGTATGCAGTACCAATGCGAAGGATTGCCGCATTGATCTGGGAGACCCCAAACGATTCGAGACCCTTGAATTTACCTCCATCGGTACGGGTAATGCGGGTCTGTACCGTGCGGCTACCCTGCTTTACTGCGATGACCTTGTGAGTGGTATCGAGGTTGCTCTGAGTAAGGAACGCTTGGACAAGCTGTGGCAGACCTACACCACCGACCTTCGTCAGCGTAAGATCGGTGACAAGTGCAAGGAGCTTCACATCGCTACTCGTTGGAGCGTTCATGACGTTATCGGACGGCTCGAAAGCGAGTATAGCAATAATCCGAGGGCGAAGTTTATTGTCATTCCCGCTTTGGATGCGAACGATGAGAGCAATTTCGATTACGCTTATGGCGTGGGTTTCTCCACCAAGGTCTACCATGAACAGCGTGACATTATGGATGATGCCAGCTGGCGAGCCTTGTATATGAACGAACCCATTGAGCGCGAGGGTCTTGTATATGACGAGGATGAGCTTCGCAGATACTTCGATCTGCCGAGCACCGCTCCTGATGGCATTTTGGCTGTCTGCGATACCAAGGATAAGGGTACGGACTTCGCTGTGCTTCCCGTTGGCTACTGCTATGGTAATGACTACTATATCGAAGATGTGATCTGTGACAACGGTTTGCCTGATACGGTGGACGCTCGTCTCATTGGGATTCTGCTGAAAAACAAGGTGCATCAATGCCGTTTTGAGAGCAACAGCGCAGGTGGTCGTGTTGCCGAGAAGGTTCAGAAGGAAGTCAAGAAGCAGGGTGGTATCACCCACATCACCACCAAGTTCACCACCGCCAATAAGGAGACCAAGATCATCGTCAACAGCGCATGGGTGAAGGAACATTGCCTGTTCAGGGACAAGAGCCTGTATAAGAGATCGAGTGATTACGGCAGGTTCATGGATATGCTTTGCACCTACACCATGGCGGGTAAGAATAAGCACGATGACGTACCTGATGCCATGGCGATGTTCGCCGAGTTCATTCAGGGGCTTGCGGGTGCTGAGGTACGAATCATTCAGAGACCGTATTGAGGAGGTTGCTATGAAGATCAGAGTGGCAGGTATTACGCAGGATTCTATTGTGGACGGTAAGGGGCTTCGGTTCGTGGTATTCACGCAGGGTTGCCCACACCGTTGTAAAGGGTGTCATAATCCCGAAACTCATACGCTCTATGGTGGAAAGATGATGGAGGTTGAGGAGGTCATTGCTCAGATGGATGCAAACCCGCTTTGCGATGGCCTGACCCTTTCGGGCGGCGAACCGTTCTTTCAGCAATTTGCTTGTGCGGAAATAGCCAAAGCCGCAAAAGCGAGAGGTATGAACGTATGGTGTTATACAGGGTATACTCTGCAACAGTTGGAAAAGCACGTTCCGAAAGCTGATGTATTACTACGAGAAGTGGATGTGCTTGTGGATGGTCGGTATGTTCAAGAACTGCGGTCGCTCGAACTTGATTATCGAGGGAGTACGAATCAGCGTGTGATTGATATGAACGCTTACCGTGAGACAGGAGAAATCACGCTTCTTTACAAATAAAATCCAATAATCAGAAGAATTTTTATTGACAAACTCTGGAATATAGAGTATAATTAAATAGTAGAAATCCGCAATATGGATTCAAGGCGCATGAATGCGAGAGGACACGTCCTCGAACATCATGCGCTTTTTATTTTCGAGAAGGGAGGGAGTTCAGATGAGTGAGAACGTAGGGGTTCAGATCGAGAATCCGCTTTTTGGCAGGACGGAGATCATCACCCCCGTTGAAGAAATCACACGCAATAATGTGTGCGATGTGCTGGGTAAGGCGTTGCTCGTTCATCAGACCAACTCCTTTCAGATTGACTACCTCTATCGCTACATGAAGGGCGATCAGCCGATTCTCACCCGCACGAAAAAGGTGCGGCCTGAGATTTGCAACAAGATCGTTGAAAACCATGCCGCTGAGATTACGCAGTTCACGAGCGGATATTTTCTCGGTGAACCGCTGACCTATGTGCGGCGCGGTGAGCGTGGACAGTCTTCCAACGAGATTACCACGCTGAATGACTTCATGTTCTTCGAGAACAAGGCGAGCCGTGACAAGGAAATCGCTACATGGATGGCGATTGGCGGTGTTGGCTACCGCATGGTTCTCCCCCGTAAGAACGCGACCGAGGATGACGCTCCTTTCATGCTTGATACCCCTGACCCGCGCTACACCTTCGTGGTGTACAGCGCAGGTTTCGGCAAGCGCAGGATGATGGGTGTTCGTGAGGTCTACAAAGAACAGGCCGATAAGAGCCTGAAAGCTACCTATTGCGGCTACACTCGTGACCATTACTTCGAGGTCGAAGATGGTGTGCTGAAAAAGTGGGAAGCGCACAGTTTGGGCGATATTCCGATTTTCGAGTATCGGCTGAACATGGCAAGGATGGGTTCTTTTGAACCCGCCGTTCCGCTGTTGGATGCGATCAACACCATCATGAGCAACCGAGTGGATGGTATTGAGCAGTTCATTCAGAGCTTCTTGAAGTTCCGTAACTGCGAGATACAGGAAGACAGTATTCAGAAGTTGCGTGAGCTTGGAGCACTTGTCATCAAGTCCACACAGGGCGTAGATGCCGATGTGGATATTGTGTCACAGGAGCTTAATCAGGCACAGACGCAGACCCTTGTGGATTACATCTACGAGCAGGTACTTGTGATTTGCGGTATGCCGACCACGACCAAGGGTGGTGCATCCACCTCTGACACGGGTGCGGCAGTATTCCTGAGAGACGGTTGGAGTCAATGTGAAGCACGAGCCAAGGACACCGAACTTCTTTTCGAGGAGTCTGAACGGAGTTTCCTGCGGCTTGCCCTGAGCATCATTCGTACCGTTGTGAAGGAGTTCAACCTGAGTCTGCGTGAAGTGGACTACAAGTTCACTCGCAGACAGCATGATAACCTGTTGACCAAGACGCAGAGCTTGATGCAGATGCTTGAAGCTGGTCTTGCCCCCGAAGTGGCTATTGCCACGAGTGGTCTGTTCAATGACCCGATGGATGTGACCGAGCAGAGCAAGTCCTTCCTGCGGAAGTGGGATTACAAAGAACCTGTCCCGGCGGGTTCTGTACCCCCTTCCAAGGGAGAACCGCCTAAGAAAGAAGGTAATGACGGTGAGTGAAGTTTGGAGAGACGTGAAGGGCTACGAAGGGCTTTATCAGGTGAGTAATCTCGGTAATATCCGCAACATTCAAGCGAAACCCTTTACCATCTTGAAACATCGCATCACTTCTTATGGCTATGATCGAGTGGCTTTGTATAGCGGTAATCGGAAGCGCAAAGACATTTACGTTCATCGCCTTGTTGCAGAAGCGTTCATTCCGAATCCTGAAAATCTCCCCTTCATCAATCACAAAGATGAGGTCAAAACGAATAATTGCGTAAGCAATTTGGAGTGGTGTACTCAGAAGTACAACAATCATTACGGGAGTCGTGCAGAGGTCTATGAGAGATTTCGCACAGGTGCTTTCCGCAGAAATCCTCGCAAGTACACACAAGCGATCAGACAGTTTGACTCGAATGGCAATCTGATTCGAGAATGGACTTCAATCGCTGAGATTCGCGCAAGTGGATTTTGGAGGAACGCTGGCAACATTCTCCTGTGCTGTAACGGGAAGCAGGAACACGCCTATGGTTTTAGATGGCAATTCGCCATTTGAAATACTCGCAGAGAAGCGAGGTTAAAGAAGTCGCAAAAGTCAGAGAAGACGCTAAAACGCAAAATGTTTTCTGTCTGAGAGAACAGACGTTAATTAAACGCAAGGAGGACACGATGAGTTTTGACTGGACGAAGGTGGAAGGTTATCGGGAGGACATGACGGCTGAGGAAAAGCTGAGTCTGCTCGAAAACATGGACACCGACCCGAACCCGCAACCCGATAACGACCCTGAACCTGCTCCCGCTCCTGCCCCTTCCAAGGATGGCATGATCTCCAAGGCTCATTTCGACAAGGTTTCCAAGGAACTTGCCGCCACCAAGCGTCAGCTTCGTGCGAAGATGAGTGCCGATGAGATCGAGGAGGAACGGCGCAAGCAGGAACAGGAGGACATGAAGCTGGAGCTTGAAACGCTCCGCAAGGAAAAGACTGTGAGCAATCACAAGGCTTCCTTCCTGTCCCAGGGCTATGATGAAGCGCTGGCTGATGAAGCCGCGAACGCCATGGCTGACGGTGACATGGAAACCGTGTTCGCCGTGATGCGCAAGCATTCCGTGAACGCTGAAAAGGCGTTGCGAGCGAAGATTCTGAAAGAAACGCCCGTGCCTCCTGCTGGGGATGACCCCAACGAAGCCAAGGCGAAGAAGGAAATGGCTGACCTGAGAGCCAGTTTCGGTCTGCCGCCTATCTAAATTTCAATGAATTGGAGGTAACAAGTTATGGCTAATACTTTTGAACTTGCTCAGAAGTACCTTCCCCTGCTGGATGAAGTGTACAAGGCAAGCTCCCGTACCGCTATTCTCGATGCGACCAAGGTTGACATTGTGAATGGCAATACCATCAAGGTTTTCAAGACCTCTATGGATGGTCTGGGTGACTACGACCGCAACAAGGGCTACACCGATGGTGAAGTCGCTGGCTCTTGGGAAACCCTGACCCTGACCCGCGACCGTGGTCGTGCGTTCATGGTTGACCGCATGGACAACGAGGAGACCATCGGTATGGCCTTTGGTACTCTGGCGGGTGAGTTCATCCGTACCAAGGTCGCTCCCGAAATTGATGCCTACACCTTCGCCAAGATCGCGGGTGCTGAGGGCATTCAGACCGCTACTGGTGACGTTGAGATCGGTACTACCGATGTTCCCGCCCTCATCGACACCGCCGAGAAGGATATGAACGAAGCCGAAGTCCCCACCGAGGGTCGCATCCTGTTCATTTCCGAGACCGCCTATGCGGGTCTCCGTGCCAAGATCGTGCGCACCGTTATGAACGATGTGCGTGGTGTGAACCGCGAAGTTGAGACCTACGACAATATGCAGATTGTCCGTGTTCCTCAGAGCCGCTTCTACACCGCGATCACCCTGCTGGACGGTACTACCGAAGGTCAGACCGCTGGCGGTTACACCGGCGCGGTTGGCGATGGTTACAAGATCAACTTCATGATTGTCCATCCCTCTGCCGTGACCAAGGTTGTGAAGCACGTCCTGCCCCGCATCTTCACTCCCAACGAGAACCAGAAGGCCGATGCGTGGAAGTTCGACTACCGCATCTACCATGATACCTTCGTCTACGAGAACAAGACCAAGGGTATCTATATGCACCGTGGTTCTACCGCGCTGGCCTAAGCAGGAGGTAACGAGCTATGGCTGAGAAGATGACTTCCAAGGGTCTTGTGATCGGTCTGATTGTCGATCAGAAGGAGACCAAGAAGGGTAAGGGTAAGCCCTCCAAGCCCAAGGGCGAGGAAACCAAGCCCACCAACGAGTCTTCTGAACAGAATGACTCCTCCGAACAGGCTGAAAAGACTGAGGAGTAAGAAGGGAGGTAGACCGCAATGACCGAAGCCGAAAAGCTGTCCATGGTGAAATCCCTGTTGGGTTTCGAGGACACCTCGGAAGATAAGAAGTTGACGGTCTACCTTGCCGCTTCTCAGAAGGAGATTTTGGGTTGGAGGTATTCGTATTGCGAGGAGATTCCCACCGAAATTCCCGCTGAATACGAAATGACTCAGGTATTTGCGGTTATCGCAGGGTATTCGCAGAGCGGCGCAGAGAATCAGGTGAGCCACAACGAGAACGGCATTTCCCGCACTTTCAAGTACGAGGACATGATCGCATACATCCGCAGTCATGTAACTCCCTTCGTGGGGGTGATCTGATGCGGTGCATGACTCGAAATATGACTCCCTTCTTCTACGCGCTCTACGATACCAAAGAACCGATCTTAGACGAGTATGGCAACGAGTCGGGCGAGTATGAGGTCAGGTATCACAAGCCTGAGCGTTCCAAGGCCAATATCTCTGCCGCCATGGGCGAGACGAACACCCGTCAGTTCGGCGAGGACGAAGCCTACGATAAGGTTATCGTCATCGAGAAACCCGATACTCCGATTGATGAGTATTCCGTGCTGTGGATTGATACCCTTCCTGAGCTTACCGAGGATGGTGAGCTTGCTCGCAACGAGAAAGGCGAAGTGATTACGCCTTGGGATTATGTGGTGAAGAAAGTAGCCCGTAGTCTCAATAGCGTTTCCTACGCCGTGAGCAAGGTGAACGTCCGATGAGGAAGAAAGTGATTCGATGTTCCTTGAACCCGAAAAGCATTGAAAAGGCGATGCGGGAAATCGAGGAATACAAGCAGGAGATCATCAGGAAAACGGAACTCCTGAGACAGCGCGTAGCAGAACGAATATCGGAAACCGCGAGTCAGGGCTTTGGCTCTGCCGTAGTAGACGATCTTCTGCGTGGTGGAGCGAGAAGCGCGAGCGTGGATGTAAGCATCGACACTCGCGGGAATGTATCGGTAGTCATCGCCAAGGGCGAAGATGCCGTTTGGGTAGAATTTGGTGCAGGTGTGTACCATAACGGGTCTGCGGGTTCGAGTCCTCATCCGAAGGGCGGCGAGCTTGGCATGACCATCGGCGGCTACGGAAAAGGGCATGGCAAGAGAAATGTGTGGGGCTTCTACGAGGACGGTGAGTTGGTGCTTACACACGGTACTCCCGCCGCAATGCCTATGTATAACGCCATGAAGACGGTATGCGCAGAGGTAGTCGATATAGCGAGGGAGGTGTTCAAATGATTGACATTGAGAGTCAGGTGTTCAGTAGAATCGCCACTCGGTTGCGTGAAACCTTCTCAGGGATTTATGTGACAGGCGAGTATGTGAAGACACCTCCATCTTTCCCTGCTGTGTCCTTGACCGAAATGGATAACACTCCACTCATCAGGACACAAACCACGGATTCTGTTGAAAACCATGCGGTGCTTATGTACGAGTTGAATGTGTACTCGAATAAGGCCGTTGGTAAAAAGACTGAATCCCGAACAATCGCTGGTGTGGTAGACGATGAAATGGCGGAAATGGGATTCACGCGAATCATGCTTAATCCGATTCCGAACATGGATGACGCTACTATCTACCGAATCACGGGTCGATACAGAGCAGTCGTATCGAAAGATCATACAATCACAAGGAGGTAGTGCTATGTACTCTGTCTATATCCTGCGGGATATGAACGGGAAAGCCTATGTCGGCACTACATCCACTCCGCTCGAAGTGCGATGGAGAAACGGAAGCGGTTATCGGTTCTGTGAAGGGCTGTGGGAAGTAATTCAGCAGTTTGGATGGGAGTCGATAGCCAAGGAGGTTGTGGCGGTTGGGTTGAGCAAGTCAGCGGCAAGCGATCTGGAACAAAGATTGATTGCAAAGCTCGATACTACGAATCCCGATAAGGGCTATAACCGTGAGCTTGGTGGTGTGAACAATCAGAAGAAAGTTTCAGACCGAAGCCGTGAAAAGATGAGGAAATCCAAGATTGGTGAACTCAATCCTAACTACGGTAAGCATTTTTCCGAAGAACATCGTGCTAAAATTTCCGCTTCTAACACGGGCAAAAAGCGTTCTGCCGAAACTTGTGAGAGAGTCGGAAAGGTAAAGGAGAAACCTGTCAATCAATATACGCTTTCAGGTACACTCGTAGCGCAATACGAAAGTGGTAAGAAAGCGGGAATTGAGACTGGGATAGATCATAGGCACATTTCAAAAGTATGCTTACGCCAACGTGCTACCGCAGGTGGCTACCGATGGGAGTTCGCATAAATGTTTTGAACAGGAGGATTACACTAATGGCCATCTCGACGTATAAAATCTTTTTGATGATGAAGGGTGAAGGTTCTGCCTACGAAAAGCTCGTTGACATCAAGGATTTCCCCGATCTGGGCGGTGCTCCGGAAATGCTGGAGACCACCACCCTGTCTGACAAGATGCAGACCTACATTCCGGGCATTCAGTCCCTTGATGCTCTGGAGTTCACTGCCAACTACACCAAGGCTGACTTCACCACGCTCAAGGCTCTGGAAGGTCAGGAGAAGGACTTCGCCGTGTGGTTCGGTGCCACCGAAGCTGGCAACACCCTGACTCCCGATGGCTCTGACGGTAAGTTCGAGTTCAAGGGTCAGCTTTCCGTGTTCCCTGTTGGCGGCGGCGTGAACGAGGTTGTGGACATGACCATCACCATCGCTCCTTCCACCCCCATCACCATGGCTGATGCCTAAAATCTGAAATCGGCGGCGGTGCAGATCGCATCGCCGCTGACATAAATCAATGAATCGAATTTGGAGGAAAAGAAAATGAGTAAGCAGTTGAAGTTCACTTACAAGGACAAGGAGTACACTCTGGAGTACACCCGCCGCACCGTTGAGCGCATGGAGCGTGAGGGCTTCGTGGCTTCTGACGTGAAGGACAAGCCGATGACCACGCTTCCAGCTCTGTTCAAGGGCGCATTCCTCGCCCATCACCCCTTCGTGAAGAACGAACTGGTGGACGAGATTTACGGCAAGATGACCAATAAGCAGGAGCTTATCGGCAAGCTGGCTGAGATGTACAACGAGCCGATCTCTGCTCTGGTTGATGAGCCGGAGGAGAACGAGGGAAACCTGAACTGGACGGCCAGTTGGTAAGTGGCTCGCTGTCTCATTTCGAAGGGAGCGAGTTGGGAGACCAATCCGCTCCCTTAATCACTTACACACAGCGTTTCTACGAAGCCTTTCCTTATTACCTTGCGATTGGTATGACTCCCGAACAGTATTGGGACGGAGACCCCGAATTGGTGAAATACTACCGCAAGGCTGAGGAGATTCGCAACGAGAAACGCAATCAAGAGCTTTGGTTGCAGGGTATGTACATCTACGAAGCCTTGTGTGACGCTTCTCCGATCTTCCATGCTTTTGCGAAGAAGGGTACGAAGCCCCGACCGTATAGCACCGCTCCTTATGCTTTGACCGTCAAGGAACAGAAGAAGGAGAAGGAAGCGAAGGAAAAGGCCGTAAGCTCGAAGGGTAAGCGTTACATGGAAGCTCTGATGGCTTCCACCAACAAGAAATTTGGAACTACCTCGACCGAAGCGTAACTGTTTTGACGAGAGGAGTGAA